CACAATTATAACCCGCAGATAATGAGCGGGTAGGCTCCCCTCGGAAAGAAAACCACTTGACGCACCCGGCGGATGTGTTAAATTGCAATCATCCAACGGGGAACAACCCGGACAATGAGAACACTAATTAAATAGATAGGAGATTAAAGCAATGATTATCGATGTGATTTTAGACCGGCAAGAGGGCGCAATCGATTATGCCCCTGAAACACATCTGCGTGCAATCTATGACTACGCAACAGACGCAGGTATGACGGATATAGCTACCGCCGTTGATAGCGGCAATGAAGCTGATGTTAAGGCCGCTCTCATGCGCTACATCACCGCATGCGGATACCCGTCCGCCCTGCTGGACTACATCGCAAGTGTGCGTTGGACGGATGACGCCACCGCCGTTGCGGCGGAAAAGCTCGCAATCATCCGCAAGGTTGCCACCCGGTTGCGCCGGAAAATTAAGCATGAGCGTCTCGCAATCGTTCACGATAGACGCCTTGGCAATGTGAATTACCTTGAAGCAGTTGAAGCCCTGCCATGCGGGGAATTAGGTACAGAAGACCCTGAACCTACAGAGATTCTTCTCTCTGTGACTTACGGCGCGGGCTTGCCAGCGGAAAAGGCTGAAGCGATTGAAGACGCCCTGCTTGCCGCCGTTAAAGCCCTGCCATTCCCGGCTGACGATATTTTCCGGGGAACCGGAGACGGCACACGGGAATATACTGCTCTCTTCACCGTTTAAGAATCAGGCACTTATGATTGTGTCATACAACTCAAAAAACTAGTTGACAGGATAATAAAATCTGTTAAATTGAAAACATCAACGGGGGGGCAACCCCCCGGACAACGAAAAGAAACACTAAAACTAAAAGAAAGGAAATAAGACAATGAGCAATCAGATTAAATTAAATGACGGTGAAACTCTCACATGGGCAATCTACGAAAACGGTTCCGGCATTCTTTCCCTCGTCCTGTATGCGGAATCTGCCACTTCTGACGCCCGCCCTGTTGCGGCTCTTTTCGATGTTTTCCCCTGGGCGGTTGCCCATGTTCTGGAAGACCTTGACATGATTGACGTGTGGGAAGGCGTCAACTATGACATCGCAGATATCAACACGTTTCTCCAGTGGGAAGCAGGGAGACCGGTTGCGTATACCGCCGTCACCCCCGCCGGGGAAACGGAAACAATCATGGAACCTGAACGCATGGGGCGGTGCGCCCGCCGTGCGTTCAACATTCCTGATGACGCTGAATAACTTATGATTGTGTCATACAACTTAAAAAACTAGTTGACAGGATAATAAAATCTGTTAAATTGAAAACATCAACGGGGGGCAACCCCCGGACAACGAAAAGAAAACAACAAACAATAGATAGGAGATTAAAACAATGAACAATCAGATTAAATTAAATGACGGTGAAACTCTGACATGGGCAATCTACGAAAACGGTTCCGGCATTCTTTCCCTCGTCCTGTATGCGGAAACAATCACCAATGCCCGCCCTGTTGCGGCCGTGTTTGACATCTTGCCCTGGGACGTTAAGCCCGCGCTGGCAGACCTGGACATGATTCACATGTGGGAAGGCGTGAACTATGACATCGCAGACATTCATACATTCCTACAATACGAGGCTACCCGGCCAGTTGCGTATACCGCCGTCAGCCACACGGGTGCGGTTGAAACTGTCATAGAGCAGGAACGCATGGGCTATACCGCCAAGTGGGCGTTTGGACTGGAATCCGCCGTGTGCTGAATACCTTATGATTGTGTCATACAACTCAAAAAACAGTTTGACAAGATACGAAAATCTGATAAATTGAAATCATCCACCGGGGAACAACCCGGAACAATAAAAGAAACACTAACTAAAAGAAAGGAACCAGAACAATGAAGAATCAGATTATTGAATTGCCCGCCACCACATTCACGGGCCTTGCTAACCACTTCAAGGGTTTGCACCCAGAAGGAATCAAAGGTGCGGTAGACGTACATTCCCCGGACTTTTATGAAGGGGCGAAACGGTTTGCCTACATTGAAGGAGATAGTGACGGCGGGCGTGTAACGGCGGTCTGGTCTATCCTGCCAACCGGGGAAATTGCCACCCTAGTTAAAAATCCCGGTGCGGTAGTCCCGCTGGATGACGTTTTCGCCTCTATCCATTATCACGGGGGCAAGTGGCTCTTTGCCCTATCCACCGATAAGCTTTCGCCCTATACACTCACTACGGGTTTGTTCCCGTTGCATGGTTGCAATGGGACGATTCACAAGCCCCTGCCTCATGGGATTATGAACGCTACGGCCGCCCTAGTCCTGCGTTTTTCGTCCACCGCTACTATCTGACGCCGGCGGAATGTGAGACCTATGAGGCAGGGCGGCACATGGTGCCCTCCTATGATGACGGGGTAGACCTAGTGCGTAGGCTTGTCAGCAGGGTTTAATTTCTGAAAAGTTACACCGCCCTATAAAATCAAAAATCAAAAAACAACAATAGAAAGAAATAAGACCATGAATGAAGACGAAAAGAAAACGGCAATCAATATTTTAGCCGCTCATATCCGGGAAACACGCCCCTATCTATTCCAACTATCCGCAAGACATGATGAAGAGCTGGAACTAATCGCCGCACTAGCGGAAGCAACCGGAAGCAAGCTTACCTTGCTTGTCAGGGGCCGGGAATCCGGGGAAATGCGGGCAATCAACATTGCGGACTATCGCCCCTGTGAAATGGTAGTTAGCCGTGCCTTTATTTCAGACCCTCTATGCCTTGCCCTTGAGGAAGCGGGCGCAAGGATTGTGTATAGCCGTTAAGTTCCCCCTGAAAAATTACACCGCCCTAAAAAAGTATTTGACAAGATAATAAAATCCGATAAACTAAAATCAGCAAGCGGGACAAGCCCCCGCATAACCTCAAACCATTAGAAAGAAATAACTTATGAAAGAAATACTAAAATTAGACTATGACGAAATGGACGTATCAGACCCTGACAAGATGACAATCTTGCCCCATAACTGGAAGGAAGATACCGCCCTCATGCTTACCGTTACGGATAGGGTATGCAAGGGAATCGAAAAAGCAAGGAAGCTACTTGCCGCCCTGCCAAGGGGTAGCGAGATTAAAATCAGGCTGGATTCTTGGTGCATTCTGGGAGAACTTAAAGGATATACGCCGGAACAAGGGTACATTGTGATAAGACAGTTTGAAACTGACTTTGTACTTGCCCTTTCTGATTCCCCGGAAACTATTTCTTGGCCGCTCTAATTTATCATACAACTGAAAACCTAAACAACACTATATCATGAACACTCAAATTGAACTGAAAGACAACGAAATCCCGGCATGGGCATTCTACGAAAACGGCGAGGGCCTTCTGTCCCTTATCTTTTTCGCAACATCCCCCTCGCATGCACGCCCCATTGCCGCCCTGCTTAACATATATCCCTGGGATACCCTGCCGGAATTAGATGATTCTGACATAGTACGATTGTGGAAGGCGGTGAATGAGAATGAGTTAGGGGCTTGGTGTACCTACGACCCGGCGGAAATTAACCGGTATCTGGAACAACGGTTCTGCCAGTCAGTAGCTAAAGCTTCTATACTTACGCCGCTTCCCATTGAATAACTACGCCGCCCTATAAAATCAAACTAACAATAAAACAATAGAAAGCAACCATATTATGAAGACCACACCACAACCCGCAACACAACCCGCAACTCTTAAAGTATCAGACTATGCCCTTATCCACTACATTCCAGAATGGGCAGTCTATCCCCTTGAATACGGGGAAGGCAAGGAAGATATGAGAGATGAAGACCTTGAAAACATTGAAGAGTGGGAAAAAGATTATTTCCTAGTTTGCCCTGTGGACGACCAGCCGGAAGCACATTTCACCAGCACGCCCGCCTTTGGCTTGCCCTGTGACTGTGTAAAATACTATGTCCTGCCTCGCTTTATGGGTGCCGTCCTATCATGGATAAATCCGGGTTGCCGGATGACTAACTGCTACCTTGAACTTAAGCTCACAGACGGTAGCCGGGTAAAGGTGTATCTGAAAGGAAATCAAACCCTACGCAGTACTATCCGCAATCTGATAGCCTTGGTAGAAACGGGACATACTTTCACCGATATGAACGGGCACAATGTATCCCCCCGTCCCCGTGATATCGTTAATTTCTGGGTTCGGACGATGCACGGCCAAACACTGGCAACTGGAAGAATATAAACCACTTGCGGCTTGTTCCGGGGTTTAAATCGCAGAACTAATCATAAATTACAGACCATGAAAGACATATCCGAATTACATATCAGAATAGAAACGGAAATGGTAACGGGCGGTAAGATGCGCCTCACTATTTGGAGCTTCAACGCCATGCACCGGAAAGAGTACCTGCTTAATCCGTCCGATTGCGCCAGCAGTCTGCTACTCCTTCCTCGGTATGCCAAGCCGGGGTGCATGAGCAAGAATGAAGACTTCGAACTGTACAGGCTGGGAGCTTATGCCGTTATGGTTGTCTCTTCAAAGGATGAACCCCCGCACACTCTCCTTGAAAGACTACCCCGCCCTGATAAAATAGCATGGTTCCCTTTCGGCATGGAGAATGTATGCCAAGTGGGAGATACCCGGCAGGTTAATTCTCAATACATTTCCTATCTTCAAATTGTTCCATAGGATTTTGTCATACATATAAAAAGTATTTGACAAGGTAAGAAAATCTGCTAAACTGAAATCATCCAGCGGGGGACAAACCCCGCAACAATAAACCAAACAACAATAAACCGATAGAAAGAATAATACTATGAATACTACAATCACAATCCCCACCACTGTCACCGCCATTGATGCCCTTATTGAACGGGCAAATGCCGCTATCGATGCCGCCGTAGCTGAAACACGGGATGACCTCATGGAGAATAATCAGAATGACTATGTCATCTCGGTGCGCAACATGGGGCATAACCTGAAACAGGTCGTCCGAGATAATGCCGCTCACGGTCTGGCCGCCCTTATTACTCACCGCATGCTGGCACTAGTGGCCGAACGCCTCCCCCGGTTTGCAGGTAAGGTCTATAACGTCCGAGTAGACCGGATGCTGGAAGACTGTCTGGCCACCGCAATTACACAAAGTGTTGAGGCGGACATTAAAATCCACGCTTACATAAATTGGAGCCCCTATACGTGGCCGCAAGTGGTGTTTCATCATATCCTCCCCGGCATGTTTGATTCCGTGGATATTTCCTTTAAGTTTGACGTCAACGAATTGACGCAAAAGCAGAAGCGAATTGTCACCGGAAGGGACATGGAGAAATTCATTGAAGGAATCTTTGAAGGTATGGTACGCCTTGATACCAAGCTCCGGGAGATTGAGGAATCAAATACCCACCTTTGCGATTCTGATTTTGTGTGCGCCTATTTTGCACAAGCCGTTGAAGTGGAAGAGCAAGTGAATAGATTGAAGCAAGACCTTAAAGCCCTGACTGGTGTACAATACTCTCGCTTCGACTATAACCACACAACCGTTTCTACCCTTCCCTCCTACAGGGCATGACCTAAACCCCGCCCCAGCTACCTTATTTATTAGAATCCTCAAATAACTCTAACCAAATAACAAAACACCATGAGAACCTACATTGAAAAATTAGGCACGGAATACATTGAAGGCAAAAAAGAAAGCGGCAAGTCTCCCTTGCGAACCGGATTAGACGGAAGGCGTTTGCGCTCTATGTCATGGCAGGGCATCCGACTTTTCTCCTATCAAACGCACGTTGCCACCCTTGACCGTCAAGGCAAAGTACTGTATGTTACAACCAAAGAATATTCACAAACTACTACCCGGCAAATGAGGGATATTGAACGGCTCGCAAGTTGCAATGGCTTCCATATCGTACCTACCGAACAAGTTGAAGCCTATGCACATATCCTTGAAGGATTGTATCATACATACTAAAAATTATTTCTTCCTATTAGAACCAACAAAGAACACTACAAAATTATGACTGCATTTGACATTGATATTACAGGCAGGAAACGTGATGAACTTTCCCGCACGGAATGGCTTAAGCTCACAAATCGAATCAATAAACTTCAACCTGCAATCTTTTCTTTTAAGGCAGGTGTAATATCCCATAGGATAGACAGGCCTTCCGAATGGAATGGAGAAGGAACGGCATATGTTAAGCCGTACATGCGGCCCTACGCAATCGAACTGGAACGCACACACAATGGCGCGTGCATTGTCCGGCTCCACAAGTTGAAGTGGAATGGCACGGTGTGGAAACTTGCGGAAACGGCGGCTCTGACTGTAGGGGATGCTATAGAACTGGCAAAGCACTTTATTGCGGTGGTTAATCAGAACTGGCAGGAAGTGGGGTTGCGTATTGCGCAGGAAGCGGGGGCGGTGGACTTCATGGTTGATGGTAGCCTAACCTATATGCGCTTCCGATTCCTCACACCCGATAAGGAATCCATGAATAAACTTAACTCCATAAAGGTTCGCAAGCTGGCGGAACGTTTCTTCCTCCCCTGCATGGTGAAGTTTACGAGCAACAAATGGCATGACGATTTGAATCTGGAAACCGTGAAGCTCGTACTCCGTTGAACCTTTAGAACTCTCACATAGCTCTATAGTATGACCCCCGAAAAAGAATCTAACGTCGTCATCCTCCGCAAGAATTGTCTCCACCACATCGGGCGAGCCGATAGGCTTCATGCCTTGTGGAGCATCGTGGAGTACCTCCATTCGGTAGTGGACATTGTTGCCCTCGTAAGTGCACTGGTTTGTTTAGGATACCTCCTTGCCACTGGTGAACTTCTCGTATCGTACCTTACATGGTGCGTCATCATCACGGGCTGGTTTGTCTTCCAGCTACTGGTAGAGTGGGGCATTGACATCATACGCCGACGCCTAAAGCGGCACCAGCTGGAGGCAAATCGCCTCGCCCGTTGCCTTGAAGATATGGGATTCACTCGACCTATCTTCTAATTAGAACCCCCACATGGCTCTACAAAAACCAAAAGAATATGAAGCCTATCGCACTCGCTCAACAAATCATGCTCCTTCATTCTTGGGCACGGGATAATAATGGTCGTACCGGAAAACTTGGAAGCCCTATTGTTCTTCCTGCCCATGTCAGGGGAGAATTCTATATTCCCCGGAACCCAGAGGATAATATTCTCCAATCTGAACAGACCAAATTCCTGATTGAATCCTTTGGTATTGGGGAGGTATTCACGTCAGGCATCTTCTTTGCGATTAGGACACTCTACGACCCGAATGCCTATGAGGATAGAACGGTGCACATCATTCGTCTCAACTACCATAAGGTGAAGCGCGGAGAAAACCATGATTATGCGACCCTGTTTTCCTACCATAATTTTTACGCCGTTAGGTATAGCAAAACCCTTTACGACGCTATGTTTAAGGCTCGTCCATCTCTTGCCCGCTCCGTTAAATTGGGTTGTATATTTCCTACGGAGCTGGGTGCGGAGATTCTGTCCATGACGCCTGACCACATGGTGCTTAAAATGAGCACGCTATCTAAGGATGAAATCCTCTCACTCCACAATGGTTCCTTCCAATGCAATTTGGGAGTTTAACCCGACAATTTCTTGCACTCCTTCAGGTTTCCCGTTTAACTCGGAAGATAATGCAGGAACAAAAAGAACAATACGAACGAAATCCAAAAAGTTATAACCACTTCTATCAAGAATATGTTAGAACCCAAAATATCAGAAAGAAATATGGACGAAGTAATTAAAGTTGGAGACTACGTTGTCACTGAAAATAGAGAAGTAGGACAAGTAACCGAAGTCAACCGTCGGTCCTACACTATTAAAGTCTTGAATTCTTTTCCACCGAAGGAATGGTTTTGCCGCCATGACCAAGCAAGGAAATGCTACCCTGCACCTCTTCGGAAGTTTAAGGAGGGGGACGTGGTAATTTGTAGAGACCTAAAAGGGGATTGGATTGTACAGGAGGACGAGGCGGGTTCCATTCTTATTTGTATTAAGGATGAAATTACGGGAGATATGAAAGCAGTAAGCCCAGCCAACCTCCTTCTCATCAGGCCAATAGACCTGCATCCTCGGTTCCACGTCGTTGAAGGAGTTCTCTGGGACACTATTGAAAACCGCCCCCTCTCCCTCTGCCCCTCGTGGGAGGGAACTACCAAAATCACTTATCTCTGTAACATCATGAACGCCATTGATAGGGACGTACCGAAAAAGCTTGACAAGGAATAAAACCCAGATACTATTATCCCCACATGAATACCACAGAACCAAACGAATTGAGCCTCGATAATATTCAGGAAGAGGTAGCCCGCATTCTCGCTGAACCAAAGTCTATCATGTTGAAGGAAAGACTGCAACGGGAGTGGGATGCAGTCCCTGCCTTCAACCTGCCCATCGACGCGCCTGCGGATGCGGTTGCCGAGAAAGCTCTTGAACTGGGGGACTACGCCGCCAACATCTTTGATATTGAACCCCCGCCGTTGGCGGGAGTTCAGTTCATCATGGCAGAAGTCGCCGAGAACCTCGTCACTGTGAAGGAATACCTTGCCTTTATGCAGGAGCTTGAGAACCCCGGCAAGGCGTGCAATATCTTTACAGATTCCCACGTCATGATTAAGGCACTCGTCCTCTTCATGGCCATTCACCTCTTGGTAGCGTATGCCAGTCAGAACGACCCGGACCGCATTGATGAAGAGAAGGGAGGCATCTCCGCATTCCGTCTCTTCTCCGTGGCGAGCAATGTAATTTCCATGAACCTGATGGAACAGTCTACTCTTACCTTCGTAGATAAGTCGGAGCTTGCCGAGAAGGAAGCCAACGCCCGTAAAATTATTCTGCCCCATGAAGCATAAAGCAATGGAAATGACTAGCGAACAGGAAGATTATCGTACAATTGCCCGTGCCCTGCTTGAACGTGTATGCCATCGCGCATGTCGGCAAGCAGAGATATATAAGGCAGAACCAACAAAGAAGGAGTACCTTCACATGATAATGATTTTACTTCGGGTTCCTTACCCGGAAACATGTCAAAAAACAGTAGAGAAAGAGCTTGACAGAATCATTAGCGAAGGTATCATACACGTCGGAAAGGAAGACGACAATGGAGATAGGTAATCCTAAAAACATGAGCGTGAAGGAGTTGGAAGAAGCGATTGCTTTCTTCAATAGCTCCTACTACAACGAAGGGAAGACCCTCATTCCCGATACGGTTTACGATACTCTGGTTGAAGAACTGCGTTCCCGTTCCCCGGAATCCAAGGAACTCGATAGTCTTGGGGACGACGTACAACGTGGAGCCAAGACCTTCCGGCATCCTAATCCCGTGCTCTCCCTTGCCAAGATTCATGAGGGCAAGGACGGAATTGGTATGGACCAGCTTCGCGGCTGGATTGCCGGACGTGACGTCGTGGTTGAACCGAAGTATGACGGCCTCACCCTCGTTCTGTACATTGAAAAGGGACGGCTCGTCAAGGCCGTTACCCGTGGCAACGGAACCGAGGGGGAAGTAATCCCCCTTGATAAGGTTCTCTATATGGTGCCTCCCAGCTACGGGGACTACACGGGAGCTATCCGTGGGGAAGTGGTTGTGGCTAAAAGCAACGAAGGGCAGGTGGAAAGCATGGGGTACTCCAACCTCCGCGCCTGTGCCGTTGGACAACTCCGCAACAATAAGCTCAAGTGGTCTGACTGGCTCATTACCTTCATCCCGTTCGATGCAAGCCCATTCCCGGAGGGTGTTGAATCCCGCATGGAACTGCGTGGATGGCTGATGGAAATGTTTGACCTCGTAACTCTCCCCAACGTCTGGCCGGAAGGCGAAGTCCTGACGGATGAATATATCCGTGGCATGGTTCAGTACCTGCGGGAAGACAATGCCTATCCCACTGATGGTATTGTGTTTAAGTTGAACCAGAAGAACGCTATAATCCATGCGGGAGAGGCTACCGCCCATCACCCGAAGGATGCTGTAGCCTTTAAGTTCAACCCGCAGGGAGTTGAAACTACCCTTCGTGATGTCGTTTGGCAAGTAGGGCGGACAGGGGTATTAACCCCGGTTGCTGTCTTCGATACGGTGAAGATTGGTGGAACCAACGTTTCCCGTGCCACCCTCTCCAACGTGGCTAATGCGGCCTCCTTCCACATTGGTGATACCGTGGAGGTGGTTAAGGCAGGGGAGATTATTCCGTACATCCGCAAGGTTCGCGGCTGTGGCAATACGGTTTCCGTTGTCCCTCTGACCTGCCCCTGTTGCGGCTCCACGTTATCCTCTAGTGACCTCAACATCTTCTGTACCAATCCGTTGTGCAGGGATAAGGTAGCGGCCAAGCTGGAATACGCATGCGGTAAGAACGCACTGGACATTGATGGTATGGGACTTGTATTCTCGCGTATGATTGCAGACAAACTGCTCGCCGGGGAGAATGATGTAGAGCCTCCGACCGCAGAAACTGCTTACCTCCACCACCCGTTCCTGCTTCTCATGTCCGGCACGATGGACAATCTCATCAACGGAATCCCCGGAACCCAAGGGTACAGAGGATTCCTTGAAATCGTGGAGGAACGGAAGCACCATGCAACATTATCCCAATGGATTACTGCAATGGAGATTCCCCATGTCGGTTGCACCCGTGCGGAAAGTCTCTCCTATGCTTACCCCAATCTCTACGCTTTCCTTACTCTCTTCTCCGAAGATTTAAGGAACAAGCGTCATGCGGAGTTCGGCCCCCTGATGACCGAGGCAATTCTGAATTACATGGAGACCGTGCCAACGTGGAATGAGATGACGGCAATGGTTATGACAGGAGATATTCCCAATGCCGAGGGCAATGTTCCCAAGAGCACCGCGTTGCGGGGAGTAAACTTCGTCATCACGGGGACCCTGTCCCAGCCTCGCCATGTATATAACCTACTTGTTCAGGACATGGGAGGCACGGTCAAGGAGAACGTGTCGAGGAAGACCAACTACCTAGTCGTCGGTAAGGAACCGGGGGAACACAAGCAAAAGATTGCGAGGCTCCACAAGATTCCTTCAATTACAGAAGAAGAATTCATGCAAATGATTAACCCTTCAATTACAAATGAAGAAAATTCCTAACGAATTTACCCGTAACCCCTTCACCTGTCGCCTCATTTTCCGTGAGGCTGGCGTTGCCATCTATGAGCTAACCCATAAAGGAAGCGGGAAGGTAAACAATTATGAGGTTGTCATCATCCGTCAGCACAAAGCGGACAATGAGTTCATCAAGGTTAAAGCTGGAGATGAATACCTCCCCAGCACCAGTGAATGGGGCCAGTATGGATGGACATTCCCCACTCTTGAACTCGCAAACTACAAAGCCAAGCATTTAATTCATGAACGTTCTATGGATAAATCAGGAAGTCACACTTCCGCTAACTAAATCAGTAATAGATAAACAGGTTGAGGCCGCAGAGATAATGGGACGTATCTGCTATAAAAGCGAACCGAAGGGTGACCCCATTGCGTTTCTTTCCCGTATCATTAACCGCGGACATGAAAGTGTCATCGAGCATATCAATATTCCTGCAGTCCTCCTGACGGACAGGGCAGTGACACATCAGTTGGTGCGACACAGGCATGCCGTTTTTTCCCAAGAAAGCCAGAGGTTCATCAACTACTCCCGGAAGGGAATCATTTGCTTCACCCGTCCGCAGTTCTTTAACGACGAGAAGGTTGACCCGAAGACCATTGAAGAGTTTAAGGATACCTGCCAGAACCTTGCGGAGAAGTACGTGGAACTTATCCAAGGGGGACTGCCTCCCGAAGAGGCGCGGGGATTGCTTCCGAACTGCACGGCTACGGTGATTGGCGTGACTGCTAACCTCCGCGAGTGGAGGCACATCTTCCGTATGCGACTAGACGGTGCGGCCCAGCCGCAAATCCGTGCGCTCCTTCTGGCCCTCCGGCAAAGGATGGAATTGAAGTACGACCTCGCATGGGCGTTCAAGGACATCCCAGTTGATACTAACCGACTTCATTCCGTTCCAGAACTATGAGCCGTATCAGTCTCAAGAAGTATCGGGAACAGATGGAAGCCGATATGAAGGCCAATCGCCTAAAGCGTCGAAGAGGAAAGTTCAAGTGCAAGAAATATAAAGGAAAATTTTACTGGTATCGAGATAGCCCCGCGGAGCAAAAGAAGTTCTTGATGGAGACAAAAGCTAACAAGCTTCGGTCTCGCATCATGCCTGAACATAAGCAACTTGTCCATGCTTCTCTCCGGTCGAAGAAACAACTGACCGAGAAACAACTAACCTATGGTCGCATTCTCGCGTCCAGTAAAATATCCACAGGTGCAGTCGGAGAACTTACCGTAGATGAAGCTCCCGGCTGGATTAAGAGGGACAACACCTTTCGATTCCAGATTAAATTTCATGGCTATTTCATCAGAGGTAAAGTCCCCGTGGCTCTTGTTGGAAGTTCCTCTGCGGCTCTGGAAATATGCAGGAAGGCGCACAAGTTCGCACGGAGAATTACAAGGGAGTGGACAGTCAAAGCAGGATGTTTAACTCCACCCTCTCCCCACCTCTTCATCATAGCTAAGATGTCTATTCGCAAATATATCAACAGACAAATTTACAAGTACCTCACCAAATAGTATGCACGCACACGAAGCAATCAACGCAATCGTTTCAACCAAGGTAAACTCACAGGCTTTTCCCGACCTGCCGGAAGGAAAGGAATCCATGAACGATGCCGTCAACCACCCGAAGCATTACACCTCCCACCCCAGCGGAATCGAGACCATAGAAATTACTGGCAAGCTTCCCTTCGCATTAGGGAACGCCGTCAAGTATTTGATGCGGTCACAGTACAAGAAGGACCGTATTGAAGACCTCAAGAAAGCACGGTGGTATTTGGAGTACTACGCTAAGCACTGGTCCAAGGTGTTCGAAACGTTTGACCTTTACCTTATCCTTGAACAGTTCAGGCGTACAGTCATGAGCCATAGCTACCAACGTAGTCCCGAAGATTCCATTCTGGTACGGCTCTTCTATATCTGGGCGCATGATAAGTTGGTTGAGGTAAACCCCGCATCGGAATTGCAACGATGTATCGGAGAGATTACCCAGCTGATAGAATCTCTTGAAGCTAATCACAAATAAATAATTTAATCCATGTTCCAGTCTCGTAAAGTAAAACTCAAACCCACTAAAGAGCAAGTCGAGTTCTTTCATAAGAACTTTGGCGCGGCTCGGTTTGTCTATAACTGGGGACTGGAACAACTCAATAAACATTGGGAAGAGAACAAGGATAAGGAAAAGAAAGACCGTACTAAACGTCCGACAACTTTCGACCTTATTAACAGTATCAATCGGTTAAAGAATACTGACGAGGAATATGCTTGGTTACGTAAAGTTGATTCACGTATCATTGCTTTTTCTTTACGTCATTTAGATAAAGCCTTTAAGAGATTCTTCGCAGGAATTTCTAAGTACCCTTCGTTTAAGTCATGCCGAGATGAAAGACAAGCTTACGCTACTAATGGATTATCTTTATACTTAAAGGATAGTAATCATCTACGCCTTCCTAAATTAAAATCAGTAAAATTTTATGAACGGGATTATCTGCCGGAAGTTAGATACATACGTGCTACTGTCTCAACCGACGGAGATTACTTCTACTGTTCAGTTATATACGAAGACACTCCGAAAGAATTGCCAGAACCCCTTCATGAATCCGTAGGTATTGACCTCGGAGTTAAGACTGCGGTTACTACCTCTCATGGAACTACCTTCCATCTTAAACGAAATCGTAGATTGGAACGGAGATTGAAGAGAGCACATCGGATTGTGTTTAGAAGGACGAAAGATTCACGTCGTAGGTTAGAAGCTCGCAAGCGCATGCGTTCCATCTATCGGAAAATATCTAACCAACGAAAAGATTTTCTACATAAAACCACCTCCACTCTTGTTAGCGAGAACCAAGTAATAAGAATGGAAGACCTCAATACAAAGGGAATGATGAAGAACCATCATCTCGCCGCAAGTATCGCGCACGCCAGCTTCGGAGAGATTAAGCGGCAACTGACGTACAAGTGCGAATGGTATGGACGTTCCCTTCAACTGGTCTCTCGGTTTTATCCTTCATCCCAGCTTTGCTCGCACTGCGGGGCAAGGAATAAAGAGATGAAGAACTTAAACAAACGGACATTTACATGCGCTTCTTGCGGTATTAGTCTTGACCGAGACTTGAATGCCGCTATAAACATCAATAACTTCTGTACCCACGGGGAGTGGGGAACAGGCGACCAAGCCAACGGTCGTGGAGATTCGAGTTCCACGAAAAGGAGATATTCTCTTTCTCGTGTAGCGAATCGAGGAAACGACAATCCTAAGGAATCCCAGTTGAACCCGAGCACTTATAATGATTAAGGACAGAAGGAATAATCCTCCTGTCCCTAACCCTTAGAACCCAAACAACTTACAGTCCAAACAGAATGATGTCGTTGCGGATTCTTTATACCATGCAGTACCTATGATGTCAATACCTAACTGACAGGAACTTCGTTTTTCTCAATGCTCGCCATCAGTTCGGCGAGCTTTTTCTTTTTGGTTTCGAGTTGTTGTTCGAGCCTCTCTATCTCTTTGACGTAATCATGGCACGCATGCTTGGCCGCGTCCTCATAGGTGAGGAAGACAGTGTGGTTGAGATAGCCGTTTTCTATGGTTCTGAATCGGTGGTTGATGTATTCGATTCTGACACGAGAAACGAAACATTCGAAGGCGACATCAGATACTTCAACGGCTCTCACTGTGGGCATGCCACCGCAATGTACGTTAATGTACACCGTGCATCCCTTATACAGGGGGAGCTTGTTAGCTTCTTCTGCTGTGAATATTGAGTTCATACGGAGGGAAGTATGTATCAACTTGAAATAATGTCAAGGACTATTTTAGCCAGCAGTCAGATTCAATATCGAAGTGAGCCTTTACTGATAGGTCGCAACCACATAAGGTACAATAGAGAGGGGCCGCCCCATTAGTCAGGTCCGCAAGCCCGGAAATTTTTTCCTTGAGGAATTTGCGGCCAGCTCCTTCGGCACCGCAGGTAGCGCACCCCTGTTTCTCTAAATCCGGAGGAGGCGTAGAGGTAGCATAAGGACAGGAGGCGCAGATAGCATAGCGGCGGCGGGCTTCTGCCTCATCTACAAACCTGTGTCCCCGTCGATACCAGAGAACCATAGTACCGAAGAAGGCCAGTATCTTCTTGGCACTCATGGGTTCATACTCCTTCCATTCAATTCCCTTATCTCCGCAGGTGGTACAGTATTGGGGAGGGAGAGAAGCGCAAAGCTCTGATTCAAAGAGCGCAACCTGAAAGGGTTCTCCGTTATTCATGAAGAGACGTGCGACGGATTTGCGGAGTTGTTCCAGTGAACCCGCGGAAACCTTGGTTCCCTTGAGCCTGACACTCATGGATTCAGGGACAATAAACTTCCAGCCTCCCGGAGGGGTGGCCATAATATGATTGGGTACTATACGAAAAGAGGGCATGGGAGAATTATATCTCCCATGCCCCCGAAGGTCAAGGATATAAACAGAGGACTACTGCTTCATCCGATTATGAATTTCCTCCGCACTCAATGCCCCATCAATCTGAATGCTACCCTTCCTCATGAGGTTGATAATGAGTTTCTTCTGCTCTTCGATTAGGCGTTTGCCCTCGTCCGTGGTATTAGACTTCTGCAATTCGCGGTTGAGCTTCGCGATAGCCTCACGTCCTGCTTGCGGGCTAATGATGTAGGGCATGATGCCTTTCATGGCCGCGCCGTAGGTCTTGGCACTCATACCGGAACTCTCAATCGCGGAAGCCAGAACTTCCTTCCGCAGAGCGGGGTCAAGCATGTTTGTAATTTCCGTAACAAACCGGACACTATTGACTAGCTTGGTGAAATTCTTCACGGCATCCGCGGTCTCCAAGGCTTCCATGGATTCCACATCCACCCCGGATTCCATTCTCTTGTAGAAGTCTGGACGAAGGACGCTCATTCGCTTTGACTTAGTGACCGCCGCGTTGGCATTCTTTAACCCGGCGGCAAGGGCTTCGGTCAAATCCTTCGGACGACGGAGACCAGTACCCAAGGTCTGTAACCCGTATGCCGTGGCACTCATGTCAGGCGTATCACTAAACGCTTGTTTACCCGACTTGACTGCCCAGCCGTAGAAGGGAATCTTTTTATTGGCAACCGTCGCGGCTTGTTCAAGGAATTGCCACGTGTGTCCACTGCCGAACGAGGGGTTCAGTCCTGCGGCCAACAGGATTGCATTGCCGACTGCTGGGAGAACGTTGATGTTTTCATCCCCGGAGAGACTATGCTTGTAATTGAATCCTTCCTCATTAGACAATTCAGTAAGTGCGTTCAGGAGAAGGGATTCTTCAAGCACCGTATTTTCCAGCAGGCTGATTAGTTCGACTGTCTTGTTCGTACCCCACTTGTCCACGTCCATATCCATGAAGAGGCTGGGCAGGGTTTTGGCTAACCCCTTAATGTTCTTGAACGGGTTCATGTATTCAAGATTCAAATACTCGAATTCATGACGCTTCATATCTATGATGCCAATCAAATCCCCGAACTTATCGTAGTCTGGAATTAGGCCACTGTCCGCAAGCTTCCTCATGACCTCCGCGTCGTCAATGATTATACGGTCCTCGTCATCCTTAAAGATACTGGCGATAATCCCACGGGCAATCGCGGAAGAAACCGCAGAGGTTGCAGAAATAGTTCCTAAGGAACCCGCGGTACGAAGGATAGCACGTCCCAAGAGGTAAGCCCCCTCCTTCTTCATGCCGTTATTGATAGCCCACACACCATCTACCCCTTCACCTATGGCGTGGCCAAGGTTGTAGGCTACAGACTGGAAGGTATGGTACTGGAACATGAAGAACGGAGCCGCAACTACATTTATGACTTTCACCCACGAAGGAGTACGCGAACCCGTGGGGAGCAAGCTCTTCACCATGTGGGCAGTATACCTGTCCACATAAGCATCCCAACTCTGGGTAGTCTGGCTCGCGTCAATGAGTATCTGGTCCCGCGCATTGGGGTTGGCCTTGCCCATCGCCCGCGCCAGCTGTACCTTTAATTGGGTATCGGCAATCGGTCTCTGGTTAGTGAAGAGAGCAATCTTGGCCGCCGCGTCCGGCAAGCCATAGGCGAAGGACATCGTTTTGATGGGCCATGCTACGACTTTACCTGCGGTCTTGGCGGCATCCTTAGCCACCTCGCCCTTTGTCCGTTCCTGTTTCTCGTTCAGAGCTTCGGCCAGTTTGAAGAAGGAATCCTCATTCACTTCTTCAAATTCTCCTTCCATCTTACTGAACTCATCGGACTTCCAGACGTTGCGCAGGAACTCCCCTTGACCTGCGTCCAGCAGACCAATCTCTTGCCAGTAGCGAATCTTCTCGTTGTACCTGTCTTCCGCGGCCAGCAGTCTATCCGCAGAGGCCTGTGAAGCAAGGTCCCTGCCCTGTGATAGCCACCATAGCTTACTCAACTGGAGCCAGTCCCCAGTAAGCTTTGCGATTTCTATACCTCCCATAACTGGCAGTGCACCCGCATTGGTCATTTGGGCTACTGTACCATATAAGTTACGTAAAGTGGAATTAGGACTTGCTATTAAGACAGAAAGGTTAGCCACCCCAGACCACTTACCCAGCCATCCTTGCCCCTTGCCGGACTTCTGCCAGTACTTGCGCACCTTCTTATAGTCGTCCGTCCTGCTATTCAGGATGTCGTCGCTCGGTCTGTAGATGCGGTAGATGGCATCGGCTACATCCTTGTCAGCGTACATTCCGTTCAACGCATTCTTCGTATTCTTCAAGGAGATTTCCACCATGTCCGAGGTACGGTTCGTGGAATTCGGGGGTACGACCACACCCTGTGCCTTGAGCACGGAGGCATACTCGTCAGCAAGCAACTGGTTCACGGCAATCTTCGACTGCATGGATAGGGTATTCTGTAACGTCCCAATGGCATCCCCAATGGTGAGGTCGCTAAGTTCATACATAGCTTTCCTCTGCCATTCGGGCAAGCGTTTCCGCTGGGCCAGCGCATCTTCATTCGTCCTCTTCTTGGACAGAACTTCGTCAATGGCCTTCATGGCATCGTTCACTGCGAGGCGGGAGAGTTCCGGATATTGCAACGCTTTCAAGTCGGTAGCGGAGATGACGTTGCCCATGCCGTTCATCCTCATGAGAACGCCAGCCTGACCGCGAAGAAGATTGAGCGTCTTGTCCAGTCGTTCTGCGGCATTCATATCGGGCGTGTTCCATATCTGGTCAATGGCCGAAGTCGGGATAGTGGGGATGGCCTTGTTCACTTCGGAAGCCACGGATGCCGGGGATTGAAGACTGCCAATTTTGTCCGCAATCGTTTTTCCCGGAAGGCTGGAGAAGACATCAGCGAGGAAACTATCTCTGGCATTCATGTCCAGAGTTTCCTTCGCCTCTGTCATCTTTGACTTCGTGCGATAGTCTGCCTGTGCTATCATGCTCATGGCCTTATTATATATGGCACTGATGTTGTGGCCGTCCCTCAAATCTGCAAGCATTTGAACCTGGCCGAAGTTGTTCTGAATGAAGTCCAGAATTTCCCTGTTCCTGTAGTTCTTGGCTACACCTTCGAACAGGAGTTTATAATTCGAAGAGGCTCCCGTGGGAGCTGACACCAGCGGAAGTTTCAACTCGTCGTGGAGCGCGGCCAATGCTTGCATGTTGTCCAGCACTTGGCTTACGTTTTCGGATAGTTCTCTCTGGTGCGCTTCGGCATGAGAGATTGCGGCTTCCTGCAACAGTTTCGTCAGACCGTCGTATTTCTGCGCCAGTTCTCCGTTGGGGTTTGCGATGATGTCCTTCATCGTCCGGGTGAAGTCTCCGGCATGGCGTCCTACGGCCATGTAGGTGCGATGAAGATAATTCATCTCCGCGGCGTTGTCAGCCATACGGCTATCTCCAATGAGCTTGGCAATAGAGATTTGCGTTGCGGCAATTTCTTTACGGGAATCGGCGATGACATTGTGGACCAGTTGGCCTACAACTCCTTGTGACAGAAGCCACTGTTCAGCGGCATCCCGCTTAGCCATATACTCCGCTTGTTTTTGACGGCGAGCATTGAGGATAGCGTTGTCCCGTTTCAGCCACACGGAACCAGCAGGGGTAGCTACGCCAGCGCGAGTTACACCCGCCCTCTTTGTTGCGGCATGGAAATCCTCATTGGCTTCCCGGATGATTTGTTTAGCTTCGGCCCGTGCCTTAGCGATGTCCTGAATCATAGGAGCGATGACGGGATGGTTTGTACTCTCCGCATAGAGGAAGTCATTGCGAAGGTTGGACCACCTGTCCAGAAGTTCATCCATAGAGAAGGGACTATCCACTTCGTTAATCATATCCGCGAGATAGTTTTGTGTGTCGCGGGCAAGGCCAAAGTAGGTGGTTTCCAGATTGGCATTCCCCGTCGCGGAGATACGAGAGCCAAGGTCGGAGAGAGATTTGTGAATCTGCTGGGAGAGCATGGGGAGAGCTACCTGCTTGTCCAGCATGGCTCCATATCCCTTGCCGCTCATGTCTTTAATCCGGCGCATCATGTCGTTGATTTCCAATCGCCCTTCACTATTAAGCGCAAGGGAGTTAGCCAGACGCACCGCTTCCGCGTGCCTATTGACGGCATCGGTGACGGTCTTCTTAGCCAACGCGATACGGAAGTCGCGGGTCTGTTCATGCTGACGAACTTCTGCTTGAGCCTCTGCGTTAATGCGTGCAACAGTTTCAGGGTCAATATCGTTGTCCATATTCCCCGACATGTCAAGAATGGACTTGCTCCATTTCTTTCGCGTAGCGGCATCCCAGCCCAGATTATCCGCACGGCGTTGAAGCATATCACCGATTTTGTCAATGCGTTTAATACTGCGTTCATACGCCGCATTCACGTTGGCCATTTGTTCCAGCACAACCAGCTTCTGTTCCTCGGACTTAACATTGATGCCAGCCTTGTCCCAGTTCTTGGTTGCACCCAGCCATCCGTTCTTAATACTAGTTACCCAGTTCCCGGCCTTCGTGCCAATGATTTCTGCGCCAAGGCCGAAGGACAATCTCCGGGTCATGTCAGTCTCATAGGCCATCGGGTTGAAATAATCTACCCCGTTGCCCATAGTATAGTCCGTATCGTCTACCTTCCATGACGGAGTGCGAGGCATATCGAACCACTTGCCGGGGGTCATGTCCGCGACGCGGGCCACATAGGAATCCCATTCAGCCACGCGTTCTTCGGCGGTGGTTCCGTCCATATCGTCCGCAGTTTGTCGCACGTCCCTAATCAAATCTTTAAGCCATTCGACGAGGCGCACGTGAATGGGCTTCCGGCCTCCCGCCGCTTCGGCATAGCGAGCCAAATCCGTGATGGTGATATTGTCTCCACTAGCTTCCGCTACCATGAAGTTCATGACAGGATTGGAGAACGCGACACTGGCAAATTCGTCCGCACCGCGGAGACCGTAGTTGAGGTCGGAAGCGAGCGCGGCGATGGCGTTCATCTCATTGATGTCCACGCTAGCGTCATACATAGCGGAGAGACTATCGACAATGTTGTTGTAGTTCTCTGCAATCGCGCTTCTAATCCTATCCATCCGCTGGGAATAGTCCGTGTTGGTGGTACGAAGATGACGGTCAATGAGGTGGATGACTTCGTGTAGTACCGTCCCCGTTACGCTTTCAATCGCATTGTCCCGGTTCACGTACAGGTCAATGACACCGCCGACAAGCTTCCCGTCCGTGCCGTTCATGTAGGTGATACTGGCAGGGGAAGAGATGTTCGCCGGAGCATTGGTTGCACGGATAGCAACGTCCAAACCAGCGGCATGCAATGCGCGGAGCACTCCATCAATGGCCGCGGCCTGTGCGGGAGAAGCATTAACTTGAAGGTCCGAAAGGATGCCGTAGGCATTTGCGCCAGTCCCATCCGTCGGGAGATTGAGAGCGGAGACTTTATCTCCCCACTTGGTGCTAGGTGTCCCTCCCTCACCCGTGTTGTACATGCTTGCGTGCGGAGCGATGACAATGGTTTCTCCCGTGTTGCTGGTAATCATGGGGGCGTTAATCCCGGTCATCTCGTTCAGGGAGACGAGCTTCGCGCCGCGGTCCAGAGGTGAACCGGATGAGAGCCATGCACCAGTATTACTATCGAACGAGGCGATTGCCGCATCCATGTTATCCACGGTTTCCACGGTCTCCGCGGTAACTACTCCCGTCTCTACCATAGCAGTGATGGGAGCAATAGCATTGTCCCTCTCCTTCCGGGCAATAGCTACCGGGGATTCCTTGGGTTCCGGGGATTCTGTGGTAGCCGTGGGTTCCGTGGTAGCCGGGGGTTCCGTCAATCCGTTAATGACGTGAAGAGCGGCGTCGAGGTCTTCATCTCCTGTAGTAAGGATGGACAGGTCATCGTCTACTTCGATAACCTGAACCCGGTCTCCCATAGCATCAAGGGCTTCGGACAACATGGTTCGCATGGTGTCGAGGTTTTCCTTATTTGGGAATGACAGGGTATTGGGCAAGTCGTTAATGGCTTCTGCCATGAAGGAGCTTGCCGCGGCACTGCCCTCATAGGTATGTATTTCGGAGGCCCGTTCAACTAGGTTGCGGAACTGGGTGAAGTTGCTGATACCCATACGGACTGCGCCATCCACCCATGCCTTGCGGGTTTCGTCGGAGACAACCAGACTTTCATGGGCAATGGATTTGTCCACCCATTCGCGGGCAACTTCCGCGGCATCCCCCTTCTCCCCGGCAATCTCGATAACCTTCTTTCCGGTTTCTACCAAGCTTTCCGGCACATTGTTTTTGGTAATGGCTTTGCCCGTTTCCTCGATGATGTTGCTCGCATCTTTCGTAATATCCGGTAGCATGGAAGTAGCATCCTTTACATCGAGAGTGGGAGCGGCTTCGGTTTGGAAACGTATGTTCCCTTCACCAGCTAAGTGGCTACCAACGTAGCCGCCGATACCTCCGAGGAAAGCAATCTTCATAGCCCCACTAATCACTTGGTCAGTAGTGGCAATAGAAGATTCGGAGATTTCTCCGTTCTTCACCAGTTCGGTAAATGCCCATTCTTGGAATTCGTCTGCCAGTTCTTCGGTGGCTCCTTCCACTACGGCCTTGCTCTGGCTGTACAGATAGGAAGCAACGGCAAACGTCTTTTCCTTCGTGTTCATCTCCTTAAATGGCTTGCTTCTCCATCCGGCCATCTTCCGTTCAAGAGTTTGGAATGGAGATTGACCGCGAAGGTTTTTAGCCCCAACAATCTTACGCATGAAGGAATCCATACCTGCGCGGTTGTTGATGAGAGTACTACCAGTAGATACGAGAGCCGCACCAAAGAGAGCACGCATGTTGGCAATGCTCTGTGCCCTGTTCGTGTTCTCGGCAGTCGGTTCCTTCCCTTCCATCTCCCTATCATAAATGGTATAGAAGATGTCGGAGTAAGCATTCGGTGCAACCTGCGAGATGATGCTAAGATTTACCCCGGCTCCAGCTCCTGCCCGTTCGAGGTTCAACGCCGCAAGGTTGTCGAGGTTGCGCTGAATAGTTCCACTCAAACGTCCCGCCAATCCCGGACGGGCGGCAGGGACAAGAGCTTCTGCCCGCTTCGCTACGACGTTAGCCGTTGCCTTCGCGAACCGTGATAGCGCGGTACGTTCCAGTGCACGGCCAGCGAGGCCACCAACTTTACCAGCCCCCGCGGTTGCTACCATTTGATAGCCGAGGTTGGCAATCTCCGCAGTATAGTCCGCAAGGATATTGCCTCGAACAAGTTCAGCTTCCGCTTCCTGTTTTTTGTTCAGCTGGTCCCAGAGGGTGCGGGTATGTTCCATCGCCGCACGACTGCCAACTGCATTCTGTGCAAAGAGAAGAGCACCATAGGCGGCCCCCGTCCCAAGGTCGATTGCCTTGTGCGTACCTATCTGGAACCCGCGGAGAATGGGGTTAATGTGTGCCTGACCTTTCTCCTGCCATGCGGAGAGGATGTCCTCGTCACTCTTGCCCGCTTCCTTCTGTTCGTTGTAAAAATTCTTGAAGGAAAGGTGCTTGTCCAGATGCTTCATGGTTTCGGTCCAGATAGGGTTGAACCGCATGCCGGAGCCGAGCCACGTATCGCGAAGCGTTCCCAGCGTCTCGTCCAATGCAATGTTGTCCTTCACAAGTTCCTGTGCGGATTTCTTGCGGAGGTTCTGGAACTTCTCAATGGTGCGATTGATGAGACCTTCGTCCGCGCCACTAGCACGGAGAGCCTCAATGCTCTGGTCCATCAGCTTATCATTGTAGAGAGCATTGGGGTTCAGTTCGAGCGTGGCGTTCGTATCAACTTCCTTGGTGTGCGGATTGTACGCAAAGAGACTGCCACGGCCCACGCCCAAGTCACCCATGCGTGCGGCATGAGAGAGGGAGTTGAGGGCATCGCGAGTACTTTCAATATGGTACTGGGCCATGTATTCCTTCAACAGTTCGGGACCTACTTCAAAGGATGGGCCGCCCGGCACGCCATACCACCATGAGCCACGCCTCGTTCCCTTCCTCCATTCCATCGTACTCATTGGGTCGGCGGTCTTACCTACACTATTATCCGGCTGGAAGGTAAGTACGTCCGCAATTTGTCCCGCTGTGCTTCGGTAGTTAGCCATTGCGCCTTTGACTGCATCCATGAGAGTGCCTCTCGGTGTAGCTTTGGCGGTATAGTCCTGAATCAGTTTGGTTACTCCCGCTTGGCGCAGGACGGATTTTGGAACCCCCGGAAACCTTGTGGCCACGGCTTCCAGCATAGCCTCACTCATGCCAATCTGTTCGGAGTTTTCGACGGTCAGAGGGCGGTCCTTCTGGCGGCGAACTTCCTCGGTAATGACCTTTGCCCGTGCACGTATTGCGTCCATGTCAGCACCGGGGACTAAAGACAGAAGGGCAGAGGCCGCGGCCTCTGGATTGAGAAGCGCGTCGCGAAGTTCGAGATAGGGAAGGCCAGTGTAGTCCTCTTCGAGGCGTCTTACGATTTTGTCGGCTGTTTCTATCTGTTCACGAATCCTATCCTCAACAGGTTTTTCTTTTTTTGAAATGAGTTTTGCTTGGTCTGTATGGAGTTGTTTCGCATACGTGGTAGCAGATTCCGGGGATTCAATATCTTCCGTACTCCGGGAAAGGTAATCCCCGTAGTCGCGGACAAGTTGGAACATTTTGCTGGGAGACTTGGAAAGGTTGGCGAGTTCAGCAAAAACATTCCCAGTAAATGAAGGTGCTGAATCAGAGAATTCGCCAACGCCAAGCTCCCCCACGCTCGTTTGGCTGGGAGTTTTCTTCTGCACGCCTTCCGTCGAAGAAGCGCGGTGTTTGTCGTAAAGAGCCTTAGCGGCACGATAGTTGCCAATGTCTTCGCGCCTAATCGTATTGATGACGCTTTCTATTTCTTCTGCGGTGTAAGCAATAGGTGCGGTCTCGATGGCTTGTGCCGTAGGTTTACCTGTTCCAACATCTAGATTCGAGTTGAGGTAATCCTTCCGGGCCTTTTCCATTGTGTTGGCAATGCCTTTGGCCACTGCCTTTGCGTTACGGTTTCTGTCCGCGGCAATGGCGAGGAACTTTTCCGTTACGACGGGGTTCCCGTCCTCTCCACTTCCGAAGCCAGAGCGGGATAAGAAGGCGGGGTGCGTAGGCGTAAGCTCGGAAGAAGACACAACGGTAAGTCCCGTATTGTTGGCAAGCTTCTTAATGGCCTCGCTATCACCACGGGAAGCGGCCTTCAAATCGACCAGCGCATCTTCCCCGCGGTCTACATAGTCTTTCATGTAGTCGATTCCCTCAAAGCTGTACCCACGGTTTCCTTTGTTCAAGATGTCGAGGGCTTTATTTTCCTCGGCGGTTTTCCATTCTTGTTCCGTATGGGCGCGGGATTTATTTTGCCATTCTACATTATTCGCGTGTTCCGCATCCTTTTTCTGTTTCTCCGCAAAGTCATCAACAGACTTAAAGAGGAAGGTGTCATATTCTGCGGTCGCCGCCGCTCCCTTCTCGGCACGGGTCTGTTTCTTTTCCGCTAACCTTTGCTCGCGGTCCAGTGCTTTCTGTTCTCGGTCCTGCTGTTTCTGCGCTTGCGTCTCTTGCCACGCGGCGTGCCTTTCTGCGGCTCGCTGTTCACGTGCAATACTGCTTCCCGACGTCGGAGTGAAGTCGGACATATTGGCGGTACTAAAGTCAATAGCCATGTTTGTTGAGTATTAGTATAATAAGTTTGCCCCACTCATGTGGGTCTTCAACATCCTATCATGAGTGGGGCGAGGGTCAAGTGAAATATGTATTATGTCAAATTTATTTTCGGAAGTCCAAGTGAGTGAACTCCGGTCCCTTCATCAGTTCAGTGTAGAGGGTGAGCTTCGCTTGCGGGTCTTTCTTCCGCAGGGCCTGATACTGGGCGTACTGGCGGGCGAAGCGGGGGTCCCGGATATTCAATCTATTCCTGAACATGTTGCTAAGTTCCTTTATTTTGGCGCGTTCCAATTTTTCGAGGGTCTTAATCTCCTTACCATACTTTTCCGGCTGGGCGTACATGGTTCGGACGCGGAGGTATGTTTGCGCCTGTGCTCTTGCTTCGGGGCTGGCCGTATCATCCCTCAAGGTTCGTAGCATATTCTCGGCAGTTCCAGTACCCGCAGTCGTCGGGACGCTCGTGGGTACGGGAGCATTGCCAGAGGGGAGAGCAGAGGCGGGGAACCTAGAGCCAGAGGGGGCGGCCGTGGTTCCCGCGGTAGCTCCCGCGGCGGTTCCCGCGGCGGGCGCATTCTTGGTCCGGCTCTCTACAAACTTGCTATATATCGCGTTCCTCTGCGCTTCCGGCATGTTCATGAATATCTGGAACTTCTCCGGGCCAAGTAGCTTCTCCGCATGCGCATAGAACCCAGCCGTGGAGGTGTCGGGGCTAGCGGCCGGAGCGGAAGCCGTCGCTTGCCGGGGTGTAGCCGTTTGTGTTGGCATGGTCGGAGATATGACGGGCATCTGCCCGCGGCTTATGTTCTGGTCCACGCCACGAAGCATAAGCCTGTCCTCCGCAGAGAGTTTCCCTGCCGCGGCTTGTTGCATGCCCGCCGCATAGGTTGCCTGCTGTTGAGCCGCATAGCTTGCGCTGTTGGGGTCGACCGCTCCCGGCACTGCTGGTTCAGTAATCCCCCGCCCATAGGGACTAGGAGACTGGGCCGCCGTGGGAGCCGCGGATGCCGGAGGATTCTTGATGCCGTGGTTACTATTGGCCGCGGCGATGGTGTTCATCTCCTTCGCGTCGACAGGTTTGTTCGGGTCGTTGTTATTCATTGGACGGAGGGGGATGTCGGGGTTCGTCTTCGGAAGCACCTCGTCCATCGTCTTCTGCTTAATGGACTTGGCGGCGGGGATACCCCCGCTCGCGCTCGTCTCGCTCGATATGTCTGTACGTTTGGTAGCCATAATTACATGAGGTTAAGTCCGGGGCACTGCATGATGCCGCCGTTCTGAATAATGTTCGGAGCCTGATACGTGCCCTGACGATATTTGCGCAGGTGGTCATTCAGGTATTTGACGGCAAGGCCGTAGCTGTCTGTCCCCATTTGGGTATTGCCCTGCTCGTTATAGACCACGGCCAGCATCATCGCCTTCAATGCGGGAAGACATCCGGGGTAGATACGAACCTCCTTGTCCTCCCATGCCGCGTCATCATAAATGTTAAGAGACAGGCCGCGCAATGCGCACCGTGCTGAAATCGTCATGACGTTGCTCGTAGGATTATCGTTGATGCCATTACTGCCAGACAATACCGAGTAGGTACGGAGGTTCTGTTCATTCAGCCCCATGTCCAGCATGATAGCATGATAGCCGCTATCGTGCTTCGGATATTCGGAACGGAACCAAGTGTTGCTTTCGAACATGGCCCGGTCGATGATGTTGTATTTCTTGCCGCTGGGCGACCATGCCTCGACAATACTATCATATTCTTCGGGCAGGGAGATAGAACCCCCGCGAGGGATTCCTTCAAAGTCCAAGGTATCCACGGAATCCGGGGATACCGTGGCCTCATTGAGCAGGAGGTTCTGCGCTTCCTTCAATATACGACGGAAGTCGACGTTGGACTTGGACGGCGGCTGGTTTGTGATGAGCATGCAAAGCTCGTCACAAACATTGCGATAGGTCAAATAGGATTTGGTAATAAATGCCATGAGCTTAACTGGGTGGATAAATGGTTACTTTCTTGCACATCATGCCTCCGTTCCACGGGGATGCGTAATAGGAGGTCACGGGTTTCCAATCTGTGTGGGTAGTCCCCGGAAAGTTCGTATTAAACGCGCCGGGAAGCCACTTGGCGTCCTGATTGCCAATGGTTACGGTTATAGCCAGCGGGCCGTGGAGGCATGCGGGCAGACGGTAATCGCAAAGCGGCGAAGAGAAATACCCACTGTTCGTCGTGAACTGTACCGACGTCCCAAGGCCCCAGCCTTTAGGCCATGTTCCGTCGGGGGAGAAGGCTTCCTCTACCACGGCGGTGCAGGGGCCAGAGTAACTGTCCCTCATCATCTTGGTCTGCGGGAAGTACTTGCCCTCCTGTCTACCGGAGAGGTCGGGCCTCGTATCCCACGGAATCCAATAAACCGAACCGAACACGGCAGGGAAACTGTAGTTCATCGTCGTGGTATATTTTTTGTAGTACCCGATTCCCGGAATCTGCATGTAACTATCTACGGCGTAACAGGGGTTCACCCATTGGCGCAGGACGACGCGCTGAATTTTGTCGCTCATCGTGACCTTGAACGTATTGCCTCGGAGACTGCATATAGTGACACCGAACTGGAAGTAGGGGAACTTCGTTCCGTCGTAGGTCAGGGTAATCTTCTCGGCAACTGCGGCGTTAAGGACATAGTTCCCGGCACGGTATTTAGTCTTCGCGCCGTTCGATGTATTGACCGTAGGTTCCGGCAGGTCGGGTTGTCCTGTATTGCTAGTCGTGACTACCTCAATATTAAAGACCTCTGTCCCGTTGATGTGGATGGGGATGATTCCATTGATGGCATTGCCATTGGGGTTAATGACAATGGCGGTCATGTTCAGCTGGCCGTTCTCCACATCCAGATATACGTTGCCAATACCAGAGGGCAATGTGCCCGCGGAGAATTTCATCTCTGGGTTATATCCATTGGCTCGCTGGTAGATGGCAGTACCATCCATGACGCCCAGTGGGAACGTCCACGGTGCGCTCGTTACGCCCTCCGCATAGAGGGTATCACGGATAGTCGCTTCCATCCCAATCTTGTACTGGCCGTTCTGTGTCAGCCACGGACCGTCAGGGTTGAGGGCGTTGTAATAATATCCTGCTTCAATCGTGCCGGGGGATTGGACTTCGGGATAGCTGTTCTGGATATATATGTTCCACCAGCGCATACCCTTAAACCGGATGCCCACGTTCATACCTCGGTCAGCATGCTGGTTGTCCGTACTAAACGAGCCGAGCAATGCAAAAGTATTCGCGAACTGGGGGTAACTGGGGTCGTTCCATCCATTGATGAGGGACATGGTATGGAGCATACCCGTGGCCGGGACCGAATCCTCAACCGCAGTAAAGTCAGAAAGGTTATATCCGATTTTGGTCCACGGCGTGTCAGGGATGGATATGGAAACCTCGGTTTCCGGGGATTCCAGCTTCCGGCCATAGTAGGTATTGCCAACTGCGTCCGTGTATTTGGTGAATCCTTCCTTCTGCCAATCAGTATCGAAGTCAGTGCTCGGATTGGGCACAATCTTCCGCAGTACAGGATAGACCTGATTGGTTATCCTATCAAACGAGGACTCCCAGAATTCATCAATCTGGTCGTAGGTGGTGCAACTCTTTCGCGTTTCCTTGTGGCTATATCCTTCATGTACTACCACAGAGGAATCTACACGCCATTGGCTACAGTTCTCGCTAGGGTCAGGAGGGTCAACCGCCGGGACATCGCCGTTCGCTGTCCAGTCGACGGACTGGCTAGTCGTCACGGTTGTGTTGATGCACCGGACAAAACGGGAATCAGGGTTACAACAATTACCGGAGAGGCTGTTCTGTTCCTCTTTCTCCGCAATGTTACTGTTCCGTTTGTACATAGATACAAGGGTGTACATCTGCGTACTCGGATAACTGCCCTTGTCCCAGCCAGCACTAACGGGCTTATTGTCCAGTTCAAGGAGGGGCATGTGAGGAATGCGGGCCTGACCCGGTTCCTTCCCTCCGCCATCGACGGGCCAAAGCGGCGCGGCCCAGACCTCTCTCGATAACTTAATTGCAGTCTGCGCCACCCATTCAGATTCGGGCAGGGCCGTTCCCGGACCGCCTTCATCCCACACCGTATCTCCCTTCTGCCAAATGTTATAAGGGACGAACTCTTTAACCACAGGTCCCGGCAGGGTTTTATACACACGGATGACCCTACGAAAGTACTTGCGCAGGTGTTCCTCTTCAAACTGGGCTACTTCTTCATATACCAGCTGGGCATCGTATGCCGTGTAGAAATGCTGGTCATAGAAGTCAGGGTCAAGCTTTTCGTTGCTGGGGTCAAACGAGCCAAGAGGGAGCGGGGCATACGCGGAATCCGTGGGTTCCACCCATTCCCGTGTAATCTCGTAGAAGTCCTTCAACTCTTCCGTGTCTGCATCCGGACCCATGAACTTACCCGTAGCGGCAGTATCTTTCAACGTATAGCCGTCACGGATTTTCTTCATGTCCTGAATGTTATATCGGAACTGCTGTTCCGGCGGGACCATGTAGTAGAAACGATAAACGTGCTGTCTCGCCGCCTCATTGACGGGTTCGACATGCACGAGAACTGCATCCCGCATAAACGGGAGGAAGGTCGTACCTGCGGTAGGTACGAACGGCGTTCCCAATTCAATGGTAATCTCGCTGGGATTCTTGGCAATCCTCTCAACGAAGAACATCACGTTCTTTACCACAGGAGTGGGAAAGTTAATTATCGGCTCACCCATTGGCCTGTCAGGACTGAACCCATTGCGCCACGAGGAATCCGTGGTTCCAATGGGTATCGTCGGAGGCTGTGGGTTGGAGGCCGGAGTGTTAGGAATCAAGGCCATGTATATTGGTTTGATAGAACGGCATGATTGCATAGGGAAGCGGGGGTGTCCACAACATGTGCACATGTCCGTTCAACGTTAATTGCATTGGTTCTCCCCGCTGAAAACTTACTGTCTCGCCCCGATAATAGGTGCGGTTTGTTCTCCTGTCAATAACATATCCTCGTATGACAAGTAATTTATGGCTTCTCTCCGCGTCAATAATTCTTGGCAGTTGAACTTCTTCACGAGTTTTAACCTGTGTAACCGAAGAGGTAAGGGTTTCTCCGTCATAACGAATTCCTACTTTCCCTCGTAAAAAATAGGCCCATTGGTTTCGGGGCAGTTTTAGCTCACCCTCGCGACCAAGAGGAAGGGAGGCATAGAATTGATTCCGTGCATGAATCTTTTCGCCACACGCGCGAATTCGTTTTTGCAACTGACTAAGATTCCGAGACAACTCGTTTTCGAGTTGTTCCTGCTCGTGGCTTTTTCGGAACAGATTGAATAGTTTCATTTCTGTCGGAGGGGTGTGTATCTTGTTGCGAGATAGCGCAGAAGGCGCGGTCGATTATCTCTTCATGGTCGCTTCGTAGATTGTCTATTTTTCCATGTAGTTGGTCTAGAGAATCATCCAACTCGGATATAACTCTTAGAGCCTCTTGCAATAGTATGAGAAATGACTTCTCCTTGTCAAGACTAAACTCTATCTTTTTTGAGAGGTACTTATACGCCAGCTTTACTGCCACGTAAATAACCCCCACGAATACGAGATACGCGGGGGACATTTCATCGACGATACGAGTGAGAAACAATGCCCACACGTTGCCGTCAGTAGCATTAAGCTGTGCGATGAAATTAAACATGGCGGCAAGGAATTACCTCACCGCCATGTTAGCATTTGGGATTTAATGGGTCAAGAAAATTCCCGATTATTTCCTTGACAACAGAGTAAGAGCGTAGGCAAGCCGTGCATTGCATCGGTTCATCCAGCCCGTAAGGAACTTTTCCTTCACCGGATTGGCCCTTACAATGGAGCAATAGCGGGCACGACAAGCGCGGTCCAGCGAATCGAGAACTTCCTTTTCATCCCATGATTGAATGGCGTCCGTCCATTTGGCTTGAGTATTTTTCCCCCACTTGCCGTCAATATCAATGTCGAGCATGCGCTGGACGACCTTAGTCGTTCCCGCCACACCCATGTTGAAGGTCATGTCACGAAGCATGAACTCAATGGCGTAGCATCCTGCAACTCCCTTGGCAACCAACGGTTCCGTATTGGCGAGAACATAGCGGAGGCATTCCTCCCATGCCGCATCCCTGTCGCCCCGGTCCATCATGGATTTGATTAGATTGAATTCCTTGGGTTCAATCCCATCACAGATACCTGCAATCTCCCACTTGCCACCGCCGTCACCAGAGGGGAGGCGAGTTACGCGCAGAGAATCGGGACCTGTAATCTTGTAGTCCTCCATGTTGAGAATCTTCTTAGCCATGCCCTTGCGGACAAGCTCTGCCGGGGACACGTATGCCGCGGGACCCGCGGATTCCGGGGAATCGTTGGGTTGTTCATCGGGAACCGTGGATTCCGTGGGTTGTATCTTCTTCCATATAGCATCAATGGTCTTATCACCAAGGATGCCATCGGGCGTAGTTCCCGCCCACTTCTGTATTTCCTTTATCTTATCTTTCCTTGTCATTAGTTTTTTCTACTTTGATTCCATCCGAGGTTAGCTTCCCCAATGAGATTTGAAGGTTAATAATGTTCGCCATCGACTGGGCAATTTCTCTGGCCCAGCTTTCGAAATGAAGAGTGCCCAATGGGGTGGCAATGTCCGTGAGAATGGTGGCAATAGCGTTCCCATTCATGGACACCCTCACGGCATCCGAGAATTCTTCTACCTTGGCTTTCGCGGGTAAGTGGTCGATTTCGTACCACATAACATCCTGTATCTCTTCGTCTTCATCATCCGCTTGGGGATATTGGACACGAACGACACCAGCAACATCCTCGTCGGACATTACCCGGAGGATAGACCCTGTTGGGATGCTATCCCCACACATGCCACATCTCCCCGTATCTATCCGAAGAACAACGTCGCCGCACTTAAATCTGTTCTTATACTTTCCCAGTTCCATTTTCGTTTTTGGTTTTGCTTATATCCGGTAACATGACATGCTCGTTGAGGTCTTCAACGATTTGATTAGCCCAGTCCTCTACCTCACAGCACATGTCAACCTCTTGGTCGCCCAGCTTATATCTGGTAGGTATGCGGAGAACGGGCTGATAGTTGAAGAGGATGATAGCCTCGTCCCGTGTGTATCGGACGAAGACTTCATGCTTGGTTTCCTCGACGAGTTCAAACTCGTAGAAGGGAAGCCGCCTCCATTCGTTGTCTCTGTCCTTGACAAGGATTTCGAAGTTATTATCCTCAACCTCTTGAACATACATGAGGGAACCTTCCACTAGGCCTAGACATCTCCCGGGATGTCTTCCTGTGTTGATGAACCGAACAAGGTCTCCCTTTTTGAATCTGCGTTTGTTAGTCATTGAAGATTGGTTGTTCCTTTTCGACGAAGGTAATCCCCGTGTCGGATTCTTCCATCGTGCATTTCTTAATCTTGTCACGAAGTTCGATTGCCATTTTGAGGGCGCAGTCCCTTGTCGGAAGTCCCTTCTCATCCTCGCTCCTGTGATAGGGGAACATAGCGATACGGTAGTTTCGATGAATCACCGCAATGATTCCTGCTCGCGGGTATTCCATTAAGAAGGTTTCCAGTAGATATTTATCGTTGGTCATTGTTGTTCCTTTTAAGTTTGAATCCTTTTTTGGTTTTGATGGTCGTACTATTTTCAATTTTGCGGACTAGCTTCTCGGTCAGCTTCTTGGCTTGCTTCTTGGTGAAATGTCCTTCCTCGCCTTCCGTGCAATAGTAAAAGGTGGCAACGCAACAGTTTTCAAGCATGACCTGGAAAAATCCGACATCGGGGTCATCTACGGTGGTAATATTTAGAGTGTCAGTCATCGATGTTGTTCCTTTCCAATTTGATTCCCATTTCGGTTTCGATAATCGTGCTCTTCTCAATTTTGTGGGCGAGCTTGTCGGCTAGTTTCTTAGCTTGCTTCTTGGTGAAGAAGCCGCTTTCATCTGCCACGCAATAGTTGAAAACGGCGACGCAACTCCCCCTGTGCATGACGCGGAACATTCCGCTAGTAGGGAGGTCATAAATACGGGTATCTGAATCGTTATTCATTGATGTTGAAATGGATTTGGGCAAGTGCTACTCCCTTGGTTGTGTGAATTGTTCCTCTGCTAACTATGTAGCGGGCAATCTTCGTTGCCAGTTTCTTTGCCGCGTCTCGCGTCATGAATCCCCGCTCGTCCCACTCTGTGCAGTAGAAAAATTGGGCAACGGCATTCCCATCATATTCCACTTCAAACCCGCCGAGCGTTTTATTCTCGAAAATTCTTACTTTATCGTTCATGGTTTATTCGTCTCGGATTGTACAGTCTGTCGGGTAAAGGTCAATGCCCCTTTCTGTCATAACGGGATTCGTGTGGATGAGATGGCGAGCAACCATCTTCGCCATTTCTACCGCCCTTTCGCGCGTGGGATAACACTGTTCCTTCTCGTCTCCCTCTCGACAATAGTTAAAGATGGCAAAGGTATCTCCATCATATTTCACCTTGAGGATTCCTACTCTCTTATTATCTACAATACTAATTTCGTTGGTCTTCTTCATTGGTCTATACGTTTGCGGTTTCTATTTTTAGATGGTCGCCGGGAATGGCAATCTCCCAACAGAAGGAGGCGATGAAATCGTTGCGAAGAGTTACCTCTTCTCCGACTTTATACCATCCATCGGGAAGGAGATAATCCCTCTTCATATCAATGGCGGCTCCTGCCTCTATTGGTTCCAACGCCATGAAACGGTAGTCCCATTCGTCGTTTTCCGTCTTAAAGGATTGCAGGATGAACCAAGGGGTAACGTCGGCGGCTTCATCCCCATCTTCGGTTTCCTCCCCAGTAGACGTTCCTACGACGCGGGCACAATAACCGTTCCTCATGTTCTCCAAGGCAACCCCGAAGGGCAGGTTGAAGTGAGAGAGGGAATAGGCAATAACGCCCCATGTCAAAGACCGGGCGCGGGAGCAAACCCCGTCAAGCCGTGGAAGTACCGTGGCTATTACTTCGGGGTTGCTCTCCGGGCCGTCGGAACAAAGAAAAAATTCTCGGACGCGAGTTGTTGTAGGCATGGGTTCTATTAGACGTAATTGTTCAGTAGTCCGTAAATCTTTTGGGCACTCTGCTCGAAGTCCTCTGCCAGTTTCCTTAGCGCGGGTTCATTCCCGGCAATGGTGTAGAGGTAGGGAACGATGTCATGTAGGATGACATTTCTGTACAGGAGAATGCACTCGGTAGTAGTATCGGGCAACACGGGGCGCACCGACATGGGCTTTACCGTCCAGTCTCGACCATGTAATCCGAGATAGGTTTCAATGAAACTGTCGGCAATGCCGCCCAATTCTTCTACCGCATCATCGTATCGTTCATGGTGGAATCCCTCCCTTGTCTGGTAATGAAGGACCTTCAATACGGGGTAGAGTTGCAGGATGTGGGATAAATCAAGTTGCATGGTTAGATGATTTGAAGCGTGAAGGGGAAGGTGCGGGTCCAGTCAACCGTATTGGAGAACTCAACAGTCATCCAGTAGGTCCCGACAGGATATTCGGCAGGGTCTAATTCAAATATATCGGTCGGAAGGATAATGGTGTCAGTAGTGCCTCCGGGTTTCACCGAGGACGTCATGCCAGACGCGACTGTCTTCCATACAGGCAAGGCTCCGGCGTTGAGCGGGGCTAACTGAATCTTCCATGCAAAGGGGCTTGACGGGGAGACGTTGACAAGAAGAGCAGAGGCATGGGAGAAATTAAACCGGAGGTCTCCCTTAAATCCTGCGCCAAAATGGAGGACAAGGGAGGATATTCCATGCTGAACTTCCAACGTGGGATTTACGCTTACCTGTTCATAGTTCGCCTTGCGAATAAACTGTCCGAGGCTTCCGTCAAAATATAATTGGTTCGTGTTCATGGTGTGAATGAAGATTAGATATTCTGTTTGGGTTTGTCAACTATAATCTGCACGCGGCGCGGATAATCCGCAGAGCATGGAGCGGTGCTTGCGCTCTTTTCCCAGCCACGTTTCACGGCGATGTCGAGAACCTCCTTGTCGTATTGGTAGTCGAGGCTCACTCCGAAGTGTCCGGCGAACGCGTCATGATAGACATAATAGATACTTCTCATTTTCTTAATGGCTTTCAGGTCGCTATCGTGCCGGAACCCCCACACACTACCGTCAACTATACTGGTCCATGCAGGGTAGTCTTCGATGGCCGCCCGCTTCATTCCCATGTATGCGGAGATGAAGATGACATCCTTCTCGGTAGCTATCTGGCTAGCCATAACGTCGAGAAGGTCCGCTTCGCGCACCGGGCATTGAGTATCGAGCACCATGATGTCCATTCCCGCATGCTCTGCGGCGATGGAGAGGATGGCTTCATCGGGTGCATCAGGGACGCGGGCAACGTTCAGCCCCTCCGCTTTGGCCCATGAAAGAACGCCAAGGTCCTCGGACATGACAGTAATGCGCTCGCCGGGGATGTGCAGGGATTTAAGATAATTGACCGTGTAATGGATTAGGTTTGATTCCCTCTCCGGCCAATGCAGGGAGGGGTTATACGCGCTAATGATGTAATGGATGTTGTTGTCCATGCCCGCCATCATACACAGAAGAAGATTCTGGTCAAGAAATTTTTAATTGGTATGACACAACGAAGGAACCCACGGAACCCATTGTGGCCATTTGGCCGTGGGTTCCGTGGGTTCCGTGGGAGTTTAACGTCCTGACATTTCGATGTACGAAATCGATAAGCCAGTTGTACTGCTATATCAAAGTGTCGTGAACTGTAATCCCTTAAACCATTGATTCATTTGGGAGATTTCGGGAGCGGCAACGTAGGGGGTCCAACAGTAATAACTTCCAAGGCAGTCAACTTCTACTCCACCTATCGTGGTGCTCCATGTGACTGTTCGCATGGAAGCCTTATTCCCATTCGCCCAATATTTAATGGGGTAGCCTACATAGGCAAGTATCGAAAAGGTCTGCCGTACACCAGAGGATGTTTTTCTCTCATACTTGAAGCTTAAATCGATACTTACATCCAGATAAACTGCTCCACTTTCTGATTCAATGTACCACATATTATCCATAAATCCGCTTCCATAATGTGGTCCGTATATACTGTTTTGGTATAGCCAGCCGTCGTCATAGTAGGGCCAGTCACGGGCTTCATCCAGCGTGACTTCATGTGGAGTAATTTCAGTTCCTTCCGGCACTCCCTGCCATGCGAACCAAAGTGCTGGCTCGTATACTCGATATTGAATACGAGCATCGACGCCTCCGGGAATGCCATTCTGACTAGGCAACTTCGCCGGAAGCGCGATGGAATTAAATCCTTTCAATGTGTTGAAGACTTTCCACGCGTCCACAAGGTTCTTGCACTTAATCCCCGGTTTATGCGTTGCGTTTGGTGAAATAGCTACGGCTCGACCTAGAGGTACAGGAAGCCCGGAAACCGTGGGTCCTTGGGTTCCATACCACAAACTACTTTTATATTGTTCAGTGTAGTCAGGATTATTCTTCCTCATTAAAACCGAAATATCCTTCGACGAGTTCGTGGGGAGTAAGAGGTGAGACTTCATGGTGCTACGGTACTTACTTCTGCATATTGCCCAACACGTCCGCTAACGCCATCAACATATCCGCTGTACCAGACGGCGGCCAGTCCAGTATTGACCAGCTGGGATTTCACGGTTGCGTCAAGACTATTGTCCTGCGGGTTTCGCGTTACCGTCAGGATGGCAATCGCGCATTTGCTCTTACCCGTTCCCTCGGCACTCTCAATCGGAGTGATTACCTCCTTACCATCCCACGGCTTATCATCAACAACCAGCTTGGCGTTCGTCACGGTATTGGCGGGCCAAGTGTATTCCCATTCAAGGAGTACGGGAAGTTCACCGTCGGTTACGATTTCCTTCTTAGCCGCCCCGTCCTTGAACCCGGCAATCTCCACCTTCTTCCGTTCGGTATCACGGAAACCGCCCGGCTCGATAACTGCGTAGGTATGCCAGTTCTTGTTTGCGTCCTGCTCCTTAGTCGTCGTGACCTTGTATGGGAACTTGCCGCCACCACCGCCACCTCCAATGAAGATAGCACCACGGTGAAGTTGCTGGATATATCCGTTCCTGCCCTTGCTCGTCCTCGCAATGGGGACGGAGAAGTCCGCGCTGGTGTCTTTCTTACTAGACACGGTGGAGGACTTGCGGTCGGATTTAACATTGACATACCAGACGATGTCATCATCTAATGGGGCCTTCTCTTTACTATCCACTGCCTTCAACGTCCCCGGCGCACCACCAATTTCATGCACCTCATTATCATCAATGACAACACCGCAGGTGTACATGACCTTTGCGTTAGGCCCGGAATCCTTTGGGTCATACACGACGGAGAACATGCTCTCTTCCCGGTTGCGCATGAGGGGGTCATCATTATATACCGGGGTATGGAACGTCCCTACATCACTATCCCCATAGACAGGGGCAATCGGGTCCGGCATTGAATCAAACGGCGGGGCCTCATTAAACATCTCCGTACCCACGGGAACCGAGGGTACGGGATGATTAAAGAGGTCAGGAGCTTGTGGAATCTCTTGATACTCTTCTGCCATATTATTTGCAGTATTCTTTGGAGGGGATTACCACCGGACCTGCATCCGTCTTGGGCTGTTCCTGCGTAAAGGTCAACCTTCCGGGGCTAACGATTACACAGGATTCTCCATTGCAGATAACTGCGCGGTCCTTACTCACATCCGCGTAGGTGCAACTACTCTGCCCCAACGCTCCAAACATAGCTAAAGCTCCAAGGGCGGCACTAATAATCCCGGAGATGATGGTCTTGTACTTGCCGGGTACACCAAGCTGGACACAGTACTTCGCCGTCAGCTGGGCGAAGATGTCAGCCTCTCCCTTGATTAGTTTGCCCGCCATAAGCATGAAGGGCATCTTCTTAACTGACGTGAGCTGGTCCCACGGGGTGGGAAGTTCAGCCATGCTATAGAGCTTGGCCGCGACTTCTTCTTGTTCATCGAGATTGTTCTTTTCCATGTTGTTGATTAGATTGTTTGTGGCCGGAAGATGTCACGACAGAAAGTGATACCTTTCGGAGTTAGTTTACTTTTAGTTTGTTTCCTCGACCCCCTCACTCCCTCGTATTCAATATACCCTTTTTCTTCCAGCTTGCGCAGGACATAGTAGAGAGATGATATCTGGATGCGAGTACCCCTGCTAATTTCCGGGTTACTATGCTCACTCTCAAATCCATTGGCGTGCATGTACAGAAGGACACGTATGTTATCAACGGTGAGGGAGAAGTCAAGGAGGTCAATATTCAGAAGGAGGCCGAGCAAGGCTCGCTGATTGCTCTGGCCCTTCTGCACTGTTCTGGTGGTAGAGTATGTCGTTCTCATACGTCAGAGCTATCTAAACCCAAATGAGAAAGGAGGTCAAGCAAATTGTACGCAAACCGTGTCCTACGACCGCGAGGGTCGCTATCATCACGATACCGTACACGTTGAACCTTGCCCCGCTTGAATAGGGTGGTCAGGTATGCCGGAGACTTCAAGCCCGTAGATTCCAATGCGGTAGCTACATCAACGTACCCTTCCGGGATGCTGTCATATAGACCTTTGACCTGCATCTGAATATATTCATTGGCTCCTTCCCCTTCCCAGTACATGGTATGCCCACAACGAACGTGTTTGACCTTCAATCGGTTCAGGGCGTGAATTACCCACACGGAGCTTCTCCCAATTTTATCGGCAATCTCCCCAGTGGCAATGTAGCCCTTCGGTATATTCTTTACCGGGGGAGTACTATGCCGTGGCCTCCGTGGATGTTTCAATCCGGGATGGACGATTAGTCCTCTACTGTTCTTCTTCATGCAGGGGTAAAGTCGTTGTCGTTATTGTTCTCGATGATGTAGTAGAAGAGAATACCGAGAAGGAATCCGATTAGTGTGTACATACGTTTAGCGTGAGAATTTGACTGCATGGTTCAATGCGTCATTAGGGATTAGAAGGATTTCATCCCCAGTCGTATAGCTACCATTGTAGGGTACGACGAAGGAATATCCTCGTTTAATGATTGTGTCGAGTAGCTCTGTGTCGGAGGCTAGACCAACTTCGATAGGAGAGAGAATGCGCTCGTCAATAAGATATTGGCGAAGCCCTTTGATTTGTCCAATGTATGGAAGGTTCATGAGATGAAATGTTATGCGGCGAGGTCTCCCTCCGCGATTAGTATGGAGTTAATGGGGAGGACGAATCCTCCCCCGCTAATGGTTATCCAGTGAGCGTTCATTTTTCTTGGGACTTCATAGTTAATACGAAGCTATTCCAGCGGGCTACCGCTTCTTCGCGAGTGAGGCCATGAATGGAAATGCTATGAGGAAGAAGCTTGGCCCCGTTGCAGACGACATAGCAATGTTCCTCTCCGGGATAGATGGTTTCCCCCACGACCTCCGGGATTTCTCCGCAGTAGGGGCAAGGACGTGGATGAGCATTGTGGGCTTCAAAATGCCGTCGCACCTCTTGCCCCACTCTTTCGACAAACATATCAACAATATGCTTCGGCACAATTTCTGTGACCCCGGAACCCACAGTGCCTTCGTCCTCGGATTCCGTGGCTTCCTCGTAGTTCAATGGATGGTCCAGCCCCTCGTCGAAACAGGAAGCACAGGGTCCCACGGTTCCGGGCAAGTCCCCGTACTTACAGGTAGCGCAGGTCCAACAATTTGGTTCGTCGTCGTTCATTTTCTTTTGATATGCTTCTTAATGGTTTCGATTACCCACAGGGTGAATAGGGTGAGGATGCACAGAGTAATTCCTATCCATGCAAGGATGTCAGTAATACTAACAAATATCGTTGTGGTCATGGTGAATGTATTTGCTGGGATTTAGTAGGAATAAGAATAGAATTCTTACGAGGATAGATGTACTCGTTATGATACAGAATGCAAGGATTAAATTGAGGAAGAGTGTCATACTCCTTCCTCCTTCTGCTTCATACCTGCCCTTAGCCCAGCGTAATACGCGAGGACCATTCCGAGAGCGGCGATGCTCATGGGACATACGATGAAGATAATGAATAAGAGGTAGGCAATCATGGAGGTTAATCGATTAGTTTAAGGTCAAAGAACATAACGGTGTTGAAGTAGTTGACGGTTACTCCATCGATAGCTACCCAGCCATCGCTGTCTTCATCATCGTAAACCGCGTACTCCTGATAGGGCGTAGGCTCTTCATCGTAGCTTACCCAGCCACGAGGAACATATTGTACCCTATCCCCTCTCTTGAACGGTCGCCGGGGTTTGGCGGCGTTAGTGCAACCAGCGCGGACAGATTCTTCTGGCGCATCTAGAATTTCTTCCATCTGGTTAGCAGAGGCCCACTCCGCTAATCCTCCCGAATAGCGTACCTTGTACGGGTAGGAAGAACGTTCGTTGTCGATTTCCACGACGCGACCGCAAGGGCCGCCGTCGACGCGGACAATCATTCCGAGTTTAATTTGATTCTTTTCCATATTAGAATTTGATGTTTGGGTATTCGCGGTAAAGTCGATAGCGGGTCATCCACATGAAAACCCCTGTGGTTATATAGTTAGATAAAACAATAAAGAGATACCATGCGGCAATCCATGCGGAGATAAGAGAGAGGACATAAAGTGGAGGTGCGGGAAGAGTGAAGAGGCACTCGGCAATGATACTTACAGTTAGTCCGATTAGCCCAAAGATAACCCACTGAACCGAGGTATTGAAGATATGGTTGTATATGTTCTCCATTTCCTTGCGCTCATATAGGGTATACTCGCTTCCTCTCGTCCGGTAGCTATTGGTCTCAATGCCAATGAGCTTCAAGTGAGCTTTCAGCCTCTTGGCCATCTCGGTGAGGGCAGTACCCCCTAAGCCGCGGAGAGCTACACCCGCAAGCGCGAAAAGAACCGCAAGCGCGAAGTATTGTGTGGTTGATAGATGCAATGCGTTCATGATTGTTCTCCTTCATGGTTACTCGGCTTGCTCCATTCCCCACGGCCATTCAACTATCCTGCTGGGTTCAATGCTTCGCCCATCCTCCAACAGGATGTGCATGGAGACGCGGGTTCTTCCTGCAACGATTCCGGTATGCCTATGGAACATGCCGTCGTAGTACTGGATTTCGGAACCGGGTTGAAGACGCAGAACCGGAGGGAGTCCTTCAATAAACTGGCGGGCGGTAAGCCATGCCTGTTCCTTCGCCTCTTCATAATCGTCACTATCATCCCCCAGCACCGCTAATTCGCAACTCATACACTCTACGAACACGTAGTTGCCGCGACGTGCTTCTCTCAATAGACCACCGCAGATAGGGCAGAACAGTTGAGGATGCCCATCTTCCTCCGGGAATACTTCGTCAAAGACCTTCTCAACTACTGCTTGCGATTCTACGGATTCATCGCGAAAAGAGAATTCGCTCTTGGTAGGAATGTTCGTTGGGGCCGAGGTATTGGCTTTAACTATCTTCGGGCTAAGGTCTGACATATAAACGTGTGTCAAGCCATTGGCCTCGTCAATAACAATCTTGGTTATCTGTTTGGTGTTTGATGTCTTGGACATGCCACCACCATATAATAATTTTATTATTTGTCAAGAAATTATTTTAATAAAAATCCCCGGAGGGGGTTAGCCTCCGGGGCGATGTGCTACTTGCGCTTCCAGCCAAGTAAGTCAAGAAGTTCGAGTAAGCTCATGATTATCATCCTTTTGTGAAGAAGTTAAAGAAGGATAGTGTACCACTATCGGTGAGTACGAACTGGGGATATTGGTCAGGGGTAAATATTTTTGTACCCCCGGAATCCCCGGTAGCCTCGACAGTCAGAAGGACTGCGGGCACTTTGTCCGTCGGGCTGGATGGGGATGGAATATCTCCCAATCGTGCCCAAACTTGGCACGCTTGCCACTGTTCGTCAAGAGCGGCAATGGCCTCGATAGCCCCCGCGAGGGCGGGTATCTGCTCCTTCGGCAACGTGGTCTCACTGTACTGGTCAAGGTGCGTAAAGCCCAGTGCGTCCGCGTAGATTACACTCATAATGAGCTTGGTCCAGTCGCCGGGCTGTGGGAATTGAATTTGTATTTCTGCGTTGTTCATGCCTGTTCAAGGGGGTTGTTAATATCCACAAAATCCGTGGCTTCCTCGGATTCAATGGCATCGACGGCCATTGCTTCCAGTCCATAAAAGACCGGGTTCGTGCCTCCCGGCTGGTAATAAGTGTACTCTCCGGTTCCCGCATAAACAGAAACGTCGCCAGCCGCATTATTCACCACATC